GGGGAGGGCATAACGTCCTCTCCGTTAGCTTTAACCCTGCAAAGGAATACAGCCCATGACCCGCGAAGAATACTTAAACGCTGCTACCGCTCTTATGTCCCCCTGGTTCAATGCCCAGGGTTTCCCGCTTCCTCCAGTCCGCGTATCTGTCGGTATCCCTGCCGGTGGCAAGGGTGGCAAGTTTAAAGCTATTGGACAGTGCTGGTCCCCTGTCGCCAGCGCCGATGCAACCACTGAAGTCTTTATTTGCCCTTCGCAATCAGACGCTACCGCCGTCCTGGCTATCCTTGTGCATGAGTTGGTTCATGCGGCTGTTGGCCTAGAGCATGGTCACAAGGGCGCGTTTAAACGCCTTGCGCTTGCCCTTGGCCTGGAAGGCAAGATGACTAGCACAACTGCCGGTGCCGATCTTACAGCCCGCCTGACGGCCATCATCTCTCAGCTTGGCGCATATCCTCATGCGGCGCTCAATACCGCCCTGTCTGGGCGCAAGAAGCAATCTACGCGCATGATCAAGTTGGAGTGCGACGATTGCGGTTGGACATGCCGCACAGCGCAAAAGAATGTGGATGCTGGCCTTCCGACTTGCCATTGCGGCGGATCAATCAACGTCGCGTAACACAATCAAGGGCGGGGCCTAGCACCCCGCCCATATTTCCCGAGGAATACATGCTCGCCATATTAACCAAGTACCATGCGCCTACAGGCGCAAAAACCGGGCGCATAAGCGCCTGGAGCCAAGACGCTAAAATGCTCTTTTCTCCGGCACAAAACACAAAAGCCGATCATCTGAAAGCGGCTCAGTCATTCATTCGGGTGCATGGGATGACAGGAAAATACGTGCAGGTGCAGTTGCCTGCAGGTGGTGCTGAATTTGTAGTTATTACAGGGTGGTAACAATGAAACAAGTATTTGTCGCAATAGGTGAAGGTGTAGCGTTAGCTGCATTGTTAGGTGTGATCTATTTTTGGCTTATGGTGTTCGCATGACGCGCACTACACCGGACTATTATGTACTGGATGAAATGCGGCGGTGCATTGCGCTGCATTTGCAAAAGGCAATTAAAGAGTGCGAAGTTTTGAGCCGCGACTTGCATCATTTGAACCCAATCGTTGTTATTGCCGAAATTGCAAAACAATTTGACCCTGCCGATGAAACGCCTATTCAGGATTGTTTTTCAGATGCTTTTTGGAGTGCAATAAAATCTTTAGATGAAGATGGATTTAATTAGCCAACTAAACCTAAATGCTTGCCAAGCGGCTTGCCTTCACGGTAAGGTGAGCGCATGATTTATAGCAACAGCGGTGCGAAAACAATAAATGTTAAATGGGCTTGCCGGTGCAGGTGTGGCGCTGGATTGGCACAAGGTGCGTGGGCTATGTGGGAACCAAAGAAAGGCATAGTGCGGTGTTATGATTGTGAAAACGCAGTACAGAATACCGTACAACGATCTGCTGGACAGCCATCGCCAGCTAGTAAGACTGGTAAAAGATTTGGAAATCCAACGCAGCAAAATGCAAGAACACATAAATTTTTTACATGAAACTTTAATGCAAAACGGCGTTCAAATTTGGATTAGGCCAGAATTAAATTAATCGCGCACATCGCTTTCATTGCGATCCCCGAAACTGTCGCCAGCGCAGTAGTGCGCGAAGCTGGCACTTATCACCACAGGAGATATAACATGCTCGCATATCACAACGACCCGGCACTCAAGGCCAAGGAGCAAGCAAAATGAAACAAGACCTTGAAGCTGTCGCTCTTATTCTAATGTCGGTCGCTGCCATCGTTACGATTACGTTGCTATTTGTCGCAGCAGCGCAATGGCTGGCTGGTGTGGCATATCGCATGGGGCTTGTCTCCAACGCCGCGCAATGGACGATTTATGCGGTTGGCCTATGCCTTTGCATTGGCGTGACGCTGACGCTGTTTGGAAGAATTGTTGATAACAAATGGTGGTTTAGATGACCAACAACAACCGTTTCGTCATGTGCATGGAGTGTAAACATGCCGTTTGGCCTCCTGAAAGTTTGGGAGAGTGCCATCATCCAGACGTTGCCGACGCGCTGACACGAGAAGCAAGAAATCCAAACGGCGTATGTGGACCGCATGGCAAGTTATATGAAGAAAAGAATAAAAATGAATAATGATCTTGATTTAAGCGTTAAAGCGTATTTAGCATCCATTGGTAAAAAAGGTGGAGCTTCCGGCACTGGCAAAGCAAAGGTGCGCGGCAATGCTGAATATTATCGCAAGATCGTTGCAAAGCGGTGGGCAAATGCCAAGAAAAAGAAAACCCAAACTTCCTCAAATTAGAAAATTTGAAATTGGAGCATCATTAAACAATGAAACTTTTTTATTTGAGTTTGGCTATCGAGTAATCAAAACACTTAAAAACATAATTGTTATAAAGAATAATAAGAAAACTTACTTAACAAGAAAAACATACCCAGAGTTTGTTGATAAAATACGAGTAGATCATGGGCTTGAGCCAATTATAAAACCTCGCCCATGACTACATACTTGTCGTCTATGGTGTGCCTAATCAGCGTAAGCTCTTGCAGCTTCTTCAACGAGCGCATTGCCATAACGTAAGCTGATTTTTCATTCTTTGACTTCTTTGCAACAAACGCAGTTACATCGTTCTTGGTAACGCTGACGTTTAATGTAATAAAATCCAAAATAATCTTATCTGTCTCGCCAAGCGTTGCATTGCCGGTTTTAATCTGTTCAATAATGTTTATGTGCTTTGCTGCGAGCGATGTGATTGTATCTCCATCTTCATCTTCCCATAGCGGCTGAGATTCCAGGTTAAATGCTTGGGATGATATTTTATCGCCGTCTTTCTGTTTGGTTACTTCAATCGACGCTGCAAGATCGCCGTCGCGCCTGACAGCCAGCAGAAAATCTACGTTTGCAGTAAACGCGCTAGAGCCGCGAGGACGACCGGCATTATCATTTGAGTGTCCAATGTGATGGATTACGATAACTGTCGCATTAAATGGCTCACGCAAATGAGTGTTAATCTGCCGGAAATATTCACTTACATCAGTGGCCGCGTTTTCATCTCCAAAAAACGTCTGGCTGAATGTATCAACAATAATCAAGCTAGGCTGTTCAGGTAATGCCTGAATGTCTTTTCTGAGTGCCTTCAGACTATCTTCATCCGTCAAAACCAGCGGCGTAGCGCAAGTCCAAAAGTTATTCGGCAGTTGGCGTTTGTTTAGCTTATGCCAAGCTGCGATCCGGCGGTAAATACCAGCGCCGCCTTCAGATGCGACATAAACAACCGGGCCTGGCTTTGTTTTACGGTTCACCCAGTTTAAACTGTGCGAGATATGCAAGCCTAAATCTATTGCCAGAAATGACTTGTATGCGCCTGACGCCCCAAACAACACGCCCATGCTATCGGCTGGAATAAAGCCTTTAACAAGCCATTTAACGGCTTTTGACCGGCTTTCTAATGTCGATATATCAAGCAGCAATCCGCCATCTGATACAGGCTGTTGCTTTGGCTCCGGTGCAAACTTTTGAGCGCCAAGGACAAGCCTGGGAATTTCATCGTAGCGTGATTGCCACCGGCTAAGTTCTGTTGCGTCTTGCGGACGGATAGCCAGCATAAGCCCGCGCAAATGCTCGACTACTGCGCCTGGATTTAGTCCAGCAGATACAAGTTTGCTAGATAGCTTTAGTAATGGGTCGTGATAGCTGCGATCAGCAGGATCATCTTGTGCTAACGCTGCAATTAGCTCTGCATGGCTAGAGCCTGTAACATTTTTAATGCTTTCTTTCGTTGTTGATTGCTTGCCGCGTAAATCATCTAAATCAATTCCAAAGGCAGCACAGGCATCTGCAAGGCTGTATTTATTGGTTAAGTCCGAACTAACAACACGAACGTCATGCGGTCCAGTAGCGCGTTGTTTTGTGTTTTTTGCATGAGGCAACCGCATATAACGGACAGCGTTATTGCCAGACTTGTCTGCTTTAATCAGTCCTTTATCTGCCAGTTCAGACATGACAGCATCGACCAGCGCCAAGTTCGTTGCGTCTTGGTCAGTTTCGTCTATCAATATGCCAGCTTGGTAATTCAGTGGGCTTGTCTCAAATATCCATGAGACTTTGCCGTTAATGTCGTCAATGTTTACGTCATCAACGCCAAGCGCGGCGAGTCTGCAAAAGTGGTTTTTGCTGCGTTTAAACGATCCGCTTTCATCAAGGCCAGATAGAACGGCTGGACAGAAATAAACATTCTGGCTGGAAACTGTGTCAATCAGGTTAGCTTGGCTGATTTTGTGCTGGTACATTCGACCAGCCCATTGACCTTGGCTTGCCTGACTAGGATCAGCCGCAAAGTGCGTAATCCACAGGTAATGATCTTCGCCAGCGCCCCCAAGCGCCGCAAGAAATTCTGAATTTTTCATTGTGACCTACCGAACGTGCGTCAGGTCATCAATGCTGAGTTTAATCTTGTTTAATTTGCAATGCTCTAAGATGCGCGACCAATGCTCTTGAGGAATCAAGCCAGCCTTGGTTTTCTTGCGAGGCAAGAGCCAGCGCGAAACAGCACTAGGCGCAATATCTAGTATGCGGGCGGTCGATCTTACGCCGCCCAATGTGATGATAACGCTATAAGCAGGTTCACGTTTATGTTTGATTGTTTTCATTTGAACCCCCTTGTGGTGAGGCAAGGACAATAAAGTAGCCGTATCAATTAAGTCAACACACAAAAAAATAGGTGTTGCTTATTTTGGAACGGCAAAATACGTTAAGCCGCTATTCCACCACAACGAGGTAAACATGAACGCAACAGAACTGATTGCTGCCTGGTTTGACGCT